AGGAGACTTACCGCTACGCTGCACACACCCCGCACAGCCACACCGAACGGGTCGAACCAGCAGGCATGAACATGCGCCCCTCATGGAACCGATCACCATCCTCAGGACGGTAAACAGAACCACACTCACAGCGCAAGTGGGGACGGTCACTCCAATCCCCATAGGGGATATCAACCTGCGGAAAACGAACCTCTACGCTATCCATTACACACGCTCCCTCTGTATGCGCCTACCTCATCAGGGCCGGATGGCGAATCCCGACCGACACCCGGTCCCTTCAGGGACCGGGTGTTTCGGCTGGACTAGGCTGCGATAAGCACTTCGTGCTTTGCAACAATCTTGTTGTGGACTGAAGTCCACGACGCCGGAGTCATCTTCGTGGCTTCCTGAAGGAAGCCAAGCGCCAAGACCTCAGTCTTGGCGTTCTCCGCCTTGAGGATCTTGCCGTTGATCTGCCGCCACAGAACCTTGTTCTGTGCTTTCCGGGCTGCTCGGTCCACCTTCGGTGCCGACGGCTTCGCCGTCTTCTTCGGGGCCAACGGATCAGCCTTCTTCTTCGAAGAAGTCTTCTTCTTCGCCGGAGCCTTCGGCTCCGGTGCCACGGACTGCAAAGCAGTCTCCACAGCAGCCTTTACGATCAACTCCAGTTGATCGTTCGTGAGGGTGATTGTCTTCGTCATGGATTTCCTCCGATTGGGATTTTTTTTCGAGGGACCATCCCCCGATATTCCCTTTCACTACGTTCAAGGGAATATCTGGGGATGCCCCGCTGCCGCCGATCCTCTCACCTACGTACTGTTGCAGAGCAACAGCGCCTGCCCGGTCGGCTGCGCGTTGAACTCCCTTCAGGAGTTCTGATTTGGCCGGTTTGGCTCGCATTTCGGAACGAAATGCCGTGCGCGCGCCTGAGGACCGTCGGACTGCGGGGGGCACCCCCCTTTGGGGGGTGGGGGGTCCATCTATATCTATGTATAGATAGGCGTTCCCAGTGCGCTCTGTGATATACCTTCGGCCTGTATGCGCATAAAGGTACTCAGTAGGTACTTAGTATCATCTCCCGGTTGGGGACCGGGAGATGGTACTTAGTACCGCCTCCCCCCCTATAAGAAGGGCTGTTTGTCCCACAGTTTCTACAGATACTTCACATCTAATCAGCAGATGCCCGGATGGGACACCACTATGTTATGGTAAGGGCGCCTACACGAACGGAGACAAGGATGCCGCAAAACGGTGGTGGACAAGGCTGGCATTGGGACGACGAAAGCGGCCAACAGGTCATGCCCGACCGATGGCAAGACTTCCTAGAGTGGCTACTCAGAGGACAAGAACGCCAGCCGCGCACACAGCGCGACTGGGCAACCGAAAACAAAATACATGAAGATTCGCTACGGCGAATCAAACGCGACCACCGGTTCATCAAAGAATGGGACCGGCGTGCAGCAGAACTGAACATCAACCCGGAACGGGTTCAGAGCGTAATCGACTCGCTCTGGCAGAGGGCTTCCGATGGCGATGTGAAGGCAGCGTCTTTGTATCTTCAGTATATTGAGAAGTTCACTCCGCGTAGGAAGGTTGTTGTGGATGATGAGCGGGACGTTGCGGGCTTTTCGGATGAGCAGTTGGCTTCTGCGTTGGAGGCTGAGGTTAAGCATTTGAGGATGGTGGCAAGTGCCTAAGGTTGGTGGTAAGCATTATTCGTATTCTGCTAAGGGTAAGGCGGCTGCTAGGGCGGCTGCCAAGCGTACTGGTAAGAAGGTTACTCATGCTAAGAAGCGTAAGTAATGCCGGGGTATGTGTTGCATGAGGGCAAGTGGGTTCCGTATTATGTGCGGGAAGAGGCGTTGGGTGAGCATCCTGCGTTGGACCCGTTTGATGATGATGAGCCGCTTGTATGCGGCGTTGAAGACCCTGAGGTTTGTGAGTCGTGTCAGTGAGGGAGTGGATTCTGTGCGGGACGGTGGTTGCCCTGTTCGCGTGTGTTGCGTTTACGGTTTGGGGTTTGGGTCGGACGTTACAATCGTTGTTCGATTAGATGGGTCGTCTGAGTGAACTGCGGCAGGAGGCCGAGTGGCGGCACTGTGTTGCGGATGAGTCGTATTTCTTACGTATGTATTGGCATATCGCTCATCCTGCTCATGGTCGAATACTATTTGATCTTCGGAATGCCCAGTCTGAGGCTTTGAGGCGGTGGGATAACAACCGTTATTCGTTGACGTTGAAGGCCCGTCAGATTGGGTGGACGACGTTGGTGGCTGCGCACCAGTTTTGGTTGGCGTTTTTCAAGGAAGATCAGAACATTATTGATTTGTCGCGTACAGAGCGGGAGGCGGTGCTGCTTTTGCGCAAGACGAAGTACGGGTTTAAGCATTTGCCGTTGTGGATGATTGAGCGTGGTCCTGAATCAATGGTGGATCATCAGCAAAGAATGGTTTTTAGCAATGGTAGTCAGATTACTTCGATGCCTTCGGCGTCGGACCCTGCTCGCGGTGAGTCCGCGTCGCTGGTAGTTGTTGATGAGTGGGCATTTTTACCCAACCCGGAGGAAGCATGGGCGTCCATTGAGCCGGTGGCCGATGTCGGAGGCCGAATTATTGGTCTTAGTACGGCGAATGGAAGCGGAAACTTCTTCCATCACCTTTGGACGGGTGCGACGACGGGGAACAACAAGTTTGATTCAATGTTTTTTCCGTGGTCTGCGTCTGAGGATCGGGATGAGGCGTGGTATGAGGGCAAATGCAAGTCGATGTTGCCGTGGCAGTTGGCGCAGGAGTATCCGACGAGTCCTGAGGAGGCGTTTGTGAGGTCTGGTAACCCTGTTTTTGATCTTGATGTTCTTGCTCGCATGTCTGTGCATCTGTGTGCGGGTGAGCAGGGTTATCTTCACGAACTTCAAAAGAATGTGTTGGAGTTTCGGTGCTGACTGTTTGGGAGCGCCCTAAAAGGTGGAGTGGTTATGTCCTTGGGGTGGATACCGCTGAGGGTTTGGGGCATGGCGACTATTCGTGTGTTCAAGTTATTGATGTGAAGGAGGGGGAACAGGTCGCTATCTGGCATGGCCGTATTCCACCTGACGAATTGGCTTACGAGGTTTACAATCTTGGGATTTGGTACGGGAATGCTTTGTGTTGTGTGGAGTCGAACAACCACGGGTTGACGACGATTGTGCAGTTGCGCCAGTTGGGGTATCCGAACCTGTTCCGTAAGCGCTCGTTGAATAGTGATACCAATAAGATGAGTCAAGAGTATGGGTGGAAGACGACGCGTACATCCAAACCGTTGATGATTGACGATTTGGGTATGGCATTGAAGAACGAAGAGTTGGTGTTGCATTGCAAGGACACGGTGGCTGAGTTGCGGACGTTTGTCCGTAATGAGCGGGGTTCGATGTCGGGGTCGCCTTACGATGATCGGGTCATGTCGTTGGCTCTCGCTAACCAAATGCGAAAGTACGCTTTTGTACCGGAGTATGTGCAGAAGGTGGATGACACTTGGACGTTTGATTGGTGGCGCAGGCAAATCCGCGATCCGACCCCTGATGTTGATACCATTGGTTTGAATACGACTCGTGGGACACCTTGAGTCTTTATTTAGGACATAACCGACCGAATGGAGCGTCCTATAATGAGTAACCGAAAGTTCAATGCTTCTGGGATGGGTGCGAACCCTAAGTTGAATAGTGCCCAGTTGTGGAATGGTCCTCCCCGTCCGGGCGGTTCGCAGAAGGCTACGTTGCGTGCAGACGAGGGCGGCAGCCGTCAGAGCAGCAACGAGCAGGCACCGCGTTCAACGCCGTTCAACCAGCATGGTCTTCAGGGTTCGGTTGAGCCTTCGGCTAAGCAGCCGAAGAGCGCTAACCACCCAAGTTGATTCTGCCATCTGACGCAACCTACGAACAGTTTGAAACGTATGTTACGGACCTGAAGGGTCCGAAGAGCCGTTTGGAACTGGCGGAGTTGTGGGAGTATCGTCAGAAACTGTTGGGTATCAGGATCGTTACCGGGCGCGGCTATCGTGAACGGGAATGTCCCCCTGACGAACATCATCTGACCATGCGTGAGCGGGAGAAGAAGGTGATCGCTGATGCCCGTGCGGCAGGAATAGAACCTGAGAGGGCATCCGTGTAATGGCACGAGAAACAAAAGCGGAACAATTCGCTACGGTTAAAGAACGTATCGACAAGACTCATCGTTGGCGTGTTGACGAGGGTTACGACGCCATGTGGCGTCGCATGATTGATATGTACCGTGGCAAAACATATTTTGGTACGAGCAACGCTGGGAGTGACCGGGTTTCGGTCAACCTCGCATTCAGTACCATCAATGTGATTGCACCCGCTGTTGCGGTAAACCATCCAAAGATCACGGTTACTGCAAATAAGGAAGGCGACGAAGATCGCGCCGTATTCGTGGAAGCCGTTATCAACTATTTGTGGCGACACCACGATTACCGGAAGCCTTTCCGCAGGGCGGTAAAGGACTTCCTGATCGTTGGGCATGGATGGCTCAAGGTTGGTTGGCGATTCGTGGAAGAAGAGCGTCCGTTGACTGCCTCAGAGCGGGATACGGAAATCGCTAATGTTGCGACAGAAGTTCAGGATTTCGCTTACGCCAACCCCGCTATGGCTGGGGATCTCCCCACCGATGAGGACATCATCGCCGGGGTACCTACCACCGCTATGGAGGTGGTGGAAGATCAGGCTTTCGTGGAGCGGATCAGCCCATTCGACATGCTGGTGGACCCAGAGGCGACATGCTTGGAGGACGCCAAATGGGTTGTTCAACGCATTGTGCGGCCTTTAGCGGAAGTCAAGAAGGACAAACGCTTCAAGGCGGGTGTTCGTCGGGCGCTTACCGCCGATTCGGGTGTGCGTTACCGGTGGGATAACGACACGGAACGGGAACAGTACGCTGATCTGGCAGAGCGGGTCAGCCTCTACGAGTATTATGACATTGAGCGAGGCACCCTGTCAGTGTGTGCCAGTTCAGGTGACGACTACCTGCTGGACCCCACACCGATGCCGTATGCGTTCGGGCATCCTTTCGTGATGCTACG